TAATATATCAGAGCTGCTAAAACCCGAGGAAACTATCTTAATTTTAAAGGCGAGAGGCATTAAAGTTATTTGTGATATAGACGATTATTGGGTGCTGCCCAAAGGTCATCCTCTTAAATTCTTTTACTCTCGTACAAATATGACCAAGTGCATACTGGCTAACATTAAATTTGCCGACCAAGTATGGACTACCACTAAGATTTTAGCGGAGAAGATACGACCATACAATAAAAATGTTGAGGTTATTAAAAACGCTATTGACCCATTGGAGAAGCAGTTCGCCTATGAGAATCTTAGCATCAAGTTTGATACCTTCTTCTACTCGGGAGGCTCTACCCACCTCAAAGATTTAAAGCTATTAGGTTCGGCTTTTGAAGATGAGTATTTGACCGTAAAGTCTCCAAGGATACCGAAGAGAATGAATCCAATCATCCAACAGATAGACAATATAAGAGAGTATGCTAAAGACTACGAGGATTGTGGCATCTGCGTAATACCTCTAAGAGATAACCTATTTAACCGCTGCAAGAGTGAGTTAAAGATGATAGAGGCGGGACACTTTGCAAAGCCCGTAATGGTGAGCGATGTAATGCCATACAATCTACTTGCAACTAATAGCAATAGCTTAAAGGTCTATGGTAATGATTGGGCTGCTGCCATAAAGAAGATAAAAGGAAACTATACTATGCAGATAGAGCTTGGCTTAAAGCTAAAAGAAGACATTAAGAGCAAGTATGACATCGTAAAAGAGAACGCAAAAAGATTACAAACCTTATGAAATATATAATAACAAAGCGATACAAGGATGTCGTATTAGACAGAGTGTTTAATGTTGGTGAAGAGATAGACCTCAAAAACACCAAAAGAGTAAAGGAACTAAAAGAAAGCGGATGCATTCAGAAAAAGAATGAGCGAAGAACTTGAGCAACAGATTAGAGTAATGATCAGGCAGCAAGGAGGTGCTATTAGCCCGCATTTGCTTAAAGAGTTTCAAAGGCTTTGCCAAGATACTTTTAACTATCGCCCGAACATTAGCTGCGGTGAATGTATATATAAGCATAGCGTGAAGCTATACAATGAATTTTTAAGCGAATGATAATAGAAACTAAAAAGCTAACGGATTTAATACCCGCTCCGTACAACCCAAGAACCGCTACCAAGAAACAAGAGCAAAACCTAAAGGAGTCTCTGTCTAAGTTTGGATTAGTTGAGCCAATCATATTTAACGAAAGAACGGGCTATATTGTAGGCGGTCATTTCAGAGTAAGAGAACTTACGAAGCTCGGTTACACTTCTATCGACTGCGTGGTAGTAGACTTATCAGAAGATGACGAGAGAGAGTTAAACGTAAGGCTAAACGCTAATACGGGAGGATGGGACTTTGAATTATTGGCTAACGAATGGATTATAGAGGATTTAGTAGAGTGGGGTTTAGAGGGCATCCCTTTTGATATAGAAGAGGAGCAGATAGAGAAAGAAGATAAGCAGATAGAAACGTGCGAGAAGTGCGGTAAAGAAATATAGTATGTCGCAAATAGTCACACATAAAAAGGCAATGATAGAAGCCCTTGAGAAATCTCTTGGGATAGTTACAACCGCTTGCAAGAACGTAGGCATAGATAGGCGTACGCATTATCGATGGTTAAAGGATGACCAAGATTATAAAGAAGCAGTCGAGAGCGTTGAGGATATAGCCTTAGACTTTGCGGAGAGCCAACTCCATAAACAGATAAAAGAAGGTAACCCTACGAGTACTATTTTTTACTTAAAAACCAAAGCTAAAAGAAGGGGATATATTGAAAGGCAAGAGATACACCAAGAGACAACCTTTAAAAGTCTTGATATAAATATAGTAGATACTGGCGTTCCGTTGGCATCAAGCGAGAAAGATATACTTGATTAGTACGAGTTCACTATATCGCAGTAACTACAATTCCAAGGCGGATATCATAGTAAACCAAGGTGGCACATCATCGGGGAAAACCTATGCAATACTCCAAGTGCTATTTAGCAAAGCAATAGCAGACACTTGTACGATTACCGTAGTAGGTCAAGATATACCTAATTTAAAAGTAGGAGCGTTGAGAGATGCCATCGACATCCATAACGCAGACGAGGCTATCAAGCAGCAAGTAACTTTCTACAATAGAAGCGATAGAGTCTTTACTTTTAAGAATGGCTCTATAATCGAGTTTAATAGTTACGACAACGAGCAAGATGCAAAGTCGGGTAAAAGGGATTACCTATTCGTTAACGAGGCAAATGGTATCCAATATAACATATTTGAGCAGTTAAGCCTACGGACTCGTAAGCAAGTTTACATCGATTACAACCCCGATACATCCTTTTGGGTTCACGACAAAATTATACCTATGCCAAACGCTGAGTTAATAATCTCAGACCATAGACATAATCCATTTTTAAGCGATAAGATCAGGGAAAAAATAGAGGCTCTTAAAGACAAAGACCTTGATTTATGGAAGGTATACGCAAGGGGCAGAACGGGCAAGATAGAGGGGCTTATATTAAAGAAATGGTACGTACTAAACGAATCGTTTGAGGACAAGAACTTAATAGGATTTGGAATAGATTTTGGTTTTACGAACGACCCTACTACGTTAGTAGAGGTAAGGCTGCAAGATGGCGAGCTATGGGTAAAGGAACTAATATACGAAACGGGGCTAACCAACAAGGACATAAGCGACAAGATGGAGGCTCTTGGAATAAGTAAAGGGGCTTTAATAGTTGCTGATAGTGCCGAGCCTAAGAGTATAGAGGAGCTGAGGCGTTTACGTTGGACAATAGATGGCGTTAAGAAGGGAGCGGATAGTATTATGTTTGGAATTAACTTGCTTAAAGGCTACTCTATTAACGTACATTCGTCAAGTAAGAACTTGATAAAGGAATTAGAGCAGTATAAGTGGAAGGTAGACCGCAATGGGGATAGTTTAAACGTGCCTATCGATGGTTATAATCACGCAATAGATGCTCTTAGATATTTAATAATGCATAAATTTAGTAAGAAAGGATATGGAACGTATAAAGTTATCTAAAATGACAGTTGGTCAATACCAACTATTAAACGAAATCGATGGCGAATTGCCAATAATGGAGCAGAATATCTATGCGGTAGCTGCTATCCAAGACATAACCTACGAGGAAGCAAGCAAGGTTAAGTTAAAAGACTTTGCCGTAATGATAGCCGAACTTGGGGAGTTTAATATAAGGCAGTTAGAGAAGCTAAAGATTAATAGCAAAGTAATAATCAACGGAATAGTTTACCATGTCGAGCATAAACCCGATAAGCTAACAAGCGGTCAGCTATTAGACATAATAAACATCCGAAGCAAGTACCAAGGAGAGGGGGTTAAAGTTATGGACTTACTACTGGCGGCTATAAGCAGACCCGAAGATAAGAATTATGGGGATGATAACTTAACTCTCAACGAGCGAGCCGCTTTAATAAGGTCAACAGAATTAGATAAGGTATGGAATATCTTTGTTTTTTTTTGGAATCTTTGGAACGACTACTTGGACAATACCGAGGACTCTTTGACCAAGTGGATGACTCAGACTTTGGCGATGACTCGGGAGATTTTGGACAACGATGGGGACTCTTTAGCATAATAGAAGCTATGGCTAAACTCCATAATATAAGCATAAACGATACTACTAAATTAGGGTCTATTGAGTTTCTAAATTGGTGGTCGTATATGGTCGAAAAAGCTAACCACGAAAGACTTCAAAAATGACACCCGAACAAAATCTACTGCACCGATATTTAATGGTCTATTGGCAAAAGCTAATAGATGGGTTTAGACTTGAGCTTGAAAAAGCCTATCCAATGTCAAGAGGTACAACCGCTGCCACTATCGGAACATTAAACGAGCAACCTATCGAAATAACATCGAGCGGCTTTAGGGTGCTTGTTAGTATGCCATCCTACTATCAGTATTTAGATGAGGGGGTAAATGGGCGTAAGAGTGCTTACTCCACAAGGTTCGCCTACACCGATAAGATGCCGCCTATAATAGCCATCCGAAAGTTTATGTACGATAGAAACATTACAAGCCCAAAGCCAAAGAAGAAGCCAATCAAGAAGCCAAAGTCAGAAAGGATACAAAGAAAAACTACCGCCACTAACACAAGATCAGGCAAGAGAAGAGACGAGGATTCTATTTTAAACGGAATAGCCTTTGCAATAGCTAAGAGCATCTATAATAATGGACTAAAACCAAGTCACTTTTATAGCAATGTTATCAACGACCCGCAGTTACTTGACTTTGAGAATAGACTTTTAAATCAATTTTCTGCGTATGTGGTGTCAGTTGTTAGGGTTGAATAGTTATATTTGCATTCTCTTAATTATTGTTTGTCATTAATAAAGGACTCGGGTTGCAACCTAATGAGTCCTTTTTTATTTTAGGGCGTATATAGATGTAATGGCTATTACCATACAAGACCAACCGACAACCACTTACATAAGCCCCGCATTTGCTCCGATAGAGTATTTATTAAGCTCAAGCAATAGCACGGAGAGCGGATTTAAGATAGTATGCAAGGTGTATCTAAACCCAAGTGGAGCGAATACCTTAATAAGTACTCAGCAAATAAGCGTAAGACCTTTGACAACTCAAGCTATACTAAGCATCCAAGACGTAGTTAAGTCATTTGTGCCTATTAGCTACTCAGTTACTGGCGGAGACACCGTAGGGCTTATAAACGAAACCTTAAACGAATTTAAAGTAACCTTTCAAGAGTACTATAACGGAGCGTTACAAGGCTCGGTAGTGGTATCTAATATAATTAGTGCTTATGCCGCTTCTCCTAAGTACATTCAGTTTGCATCTAACGAGTGGCAAGACTACCAATTAGCGACAAGCTATATTGAAAGAAACTTGCTGAGTAATTTCAGTAATACAATCCCCGTTATTAACGCTTTTAGTGGTGCTAACAATTGGCTTAAAGTAAAGACAGACCAAAAAACACAAATCCAATGGGTACAAAGCGGAGCAAGTGCAAACTTTAGGGTATGGCTAAAGACATTAGATTCATCGTTTAATCAAATATCTTTAAGTCAATTAGACCTAACCACTACCGCAAAGGGTTATTTTGCTTTGGATATTGGTAGGCAAGAAGCATCTGCTCACGCTTGGGATACTCCAATAGTATGGACTGCGGCTAAATACTATGCGGTAGCTATATACGATGAGTCTACAACCGAGTTAGTTTCTAATGCCTATCTATACGAGTTAGATGACTGCGATACTAACTACACTCCATTCGAGCTGCATTGGCTAAATCGTTGGGGCGGGTTCGATAGCTTTGT